TCAATGTATTATCTTAAAGATTTTATATTTTATTGATAATGTTAGTTTTTATTTTTAACAGAATAACTTCATAAAAAATTTTCATCGAGGAATAAAAAATGACTAAATCAACCCGCCCACAAGGTCGCCCAAGGTTAGATGGTAAACCTGCTGGGTCAGTTCCACCCCGTGTTAAGATTGAGAATGGTGGCAAACGAGAAGGTGCTGGTCGTCCTAAAGGTTCTAAGAACATTAACTCTCTTGCTTCTGTTAGGAAGCTGGAGGAGCTTGGTTTTGACCCTATTGAGATGATGATCACAAAGTATAGTAAGATAGAAGAAGTTCTTTCCGATGGTAGTGTAAGAGTTGGTAGTGGCGCTTATGCCGCACTAACCGCTACACAAGGCACCTTGATTAATAACCTAATGGCGTATGGCTATAAGAGAATCCCTGATAAACTAGAGCAAGAGATCACTGAGCGTAAGCCCATTAGTATCCTGCTTACTGAAGATTCAAATAAAAATAATAAAGAATAAGAAGGAACTACGCCATGCCCTCAGAGGAACCCCGAAACTGGCACTTGTCAAGAAGTGTCCCTATTACTTTACTTATTGGTCTTGCGACCCAAGGCGCTGCTATAGTGTGGACTGTTTCGATGATGATGGCGGATATTGCCAGCAACAGAGAAGACCTTATCAAGGTAGAGGCACGAGTAGATCGTATTGAGACTATTGTGCAAACACAAGCAGTCTCTATGGCCCGTATTGATGAAAACATAAAAGCTATTCGTAGCTCAGTAGAGCAGATGGCTAATAATCAAGGCAAGTAGTCCTTAAAGAGATATAAATGTTAGAGATAAAGTTACATGAAAAACAGTCAGAAGTCATCAGAGACCTTTTTATCAACGATAGCTGTCGTTATGCAGTTGTTAATGCTAGTCGTGGCTTTGGCAAGTCTTATCTTGCTGCCACCGCTGCTATTATCGCTGTACAAGAGCTTATGAACTTAGATGAGGATGTTCCTAATAAGAACGTAGCCCTCATAGCACCTACCTACTCACAGGCAGTAGACATTTACTACCCGCTTATCGCTTGGCAGTTAGGCATGGAAGACTATGCCGATAAAGCCTCTAAGGCAGCTGGTACGTTTTGGTTTCCTAATAACGTACAACTAAAGCTCTGGTCTTATGAGGCTTCTCAGCGTATGCGTGGTACAGGCCAATACTTTGTAGTAGCCGATGAGGTTACCTCTTGGAGAGGCGCTGGTATGAACCTCAAGGAGTCTTGGGAGTCTATTATCCAGCCCTGTATTAGTACTCGTTGGTCTAAACAGAATGCACAGAAATTTGGCGCTAATGCTGGTAAAGCACTAATCATTAGTACACCACACGGTTATGATTACTTTTATGAGATGTATAACAGACAAGAATCTGATAGTGAGTGGAAGAGTTATACTTACACCTATAAAGACTCTCCCTTCCTCGATGAACAAGAAATCGATAGGGTTAAACTTACCCTCGACCCACTAAAGTTCGCCAGAGAGTATACTGCAAGCTTCGAAGACTCTGGAAGTAACGTATTCTATACTTTTGACAGACAAGAACACATTGACAAGAACCTTCCATACTTTGATAGTGGTGAAGACGTTCACGTTGCCATTGACTTTAACGTTGGCATTATGGCTTCTGTTATCTTTGCCTTAAGAGGCAATCAAATACACATTATCGATGAAATGCAAGGACATCCAGACACAGAGACGTTAGCTAACGCCTTAAAGGAAAAGTATAAGGGACATCGTATTGTCTCCTACCCCGACCCTGCAGGTAAAGCTAGAAAGTCTTCTGCTGCTGTTGGTGTTACAGACTTTAGTTTACTTCAGTCTGCTGGAATAGCTACTAGAGCGCATAGTAAGGCACCGCCTATTATTGACTCTGTTGCTGCTGTTAATAAAAAGTTTAAGAATGCAAATGGAGACATTGATATGTACATACACCCTAAGTGTGTTAATACAATCAAGTCCATAGAACGTACACAGTGGATTGAAAGCAATCCCGACAGTGCTACTATTGATAAAAAGGAAGGTGTAGAACACTGGACAGATGCCTTACGGTATGCTGTTGAGTATCTCTTCCCAATACGTAGTGGCTCTAAAGTCACAACAAGAGGCTTTGGCTTCTAATAAAGGAATAATAAAATGGCTACTAAACTAAAATCAGGCTACAGCTGGAAGTTTGTTGGCGGAAAAATGCAACAGGTTAAAAACTCTGTCGCTGCCGCCCCTGGGCTAAAAGGCTCAACAGGCGCAGCTGTTGCATCTAACTCTAATGCTTCTAAAAGTAAAGCTGCGGCTAATGCCCGTGGTGTTACTAAGATGAACGCCGATAAGTCAACTACTAGAGCAAGAACCAGTGCTAACCAAAGCGCTAAAGTTAAAGCGGCTAAGCCAAGTCTACGCACAAAAGCCGCTGGCCTTGCTGGTAGTGTAGTAGGCGCTACTAAACGTGCTGCTAGTTCTGCTACAGTCTCCGCCAAAGCTATTGGTGGGCGTAGTTCTGCTCAAGTCTCTGCTGCTAAAGAAAACATTTTGAAGGCTATTAAAGCCTCCGCCGCTGCCCGTAAAGGTAAGAAAATTTCTACCTCGTATAGCCGTGGTACTAGTGTCCGTTCGGGTATTCGTAATGCTGTTATTACTGCCCGTGGTGCTTCTCGTTTTGCTGGTCGTGGTCGTAGCTAATGCCAATAATCAAGGGGTACTCTAAAAGGAGTATCTCTAAGAACATTAGTAGAGAGTTTTAAGCGTGGTCACTCACAAGCACAGTCAGTGGCCATTGCTCTTTCTGTAGCGGAAGCAGACATAGACATTAGAGCCTCTGTCAGAAGTAACAATGCAAGAATTACTGCAGCTTTTGACATGGTATTGGCTAAAAACTAAACTAAGATACAAACTTTTATTACCCATCTGAGGATCGGTAGAGAGGAACTCCTATGCCACGCTCTAAAATTACATCACAGTCTACGGACTTAATCACGGATGATGGTAGCATTATTGCTTCTATTGTTCATGGTGAACAAACCAGAATTGCACTAACCGCTTCTTGGTTAGTAAACCTGTCAGGTTACACTATCACTGCTAAGATTGTAGAGGGCGACAACGCTCAGGACTCAGGGGTTATCCCTACTAACGCTATTAGTACTCCTGTCGTTTATACTCTCCCTATCATTGATACAACTCCTACAGATAATGAATTCGAAATCGTATTGCCAGCAGACCTTATTGCTAACTGGGACACCTACCCAATCCCTGATAAACCTGTTTATGGGTTTATCGATGTTGAGATTGCAGATACAGGTGTTGGCAACTTACAACAAATATGGAAACCCATGCGTGGCCTAGTCGAGGTTCGCTACTCACCTACTGAGGCAAGCTAATGACTGAGTATAACCTAACCGTAGCAGCCCCCGCCTATGCCCTTAGCCTGTCTCGTACAGGTGGACAAGGTACTAAAGGGGATTCCGTTGTCAATGCCTACATCGATGGTAGCAATGACTTACACATAGTAATCAATAACGCAGCTGGTGAAGCTGTATCCGACATTAACGTTGGTGGTAGTGCTTACCTTGGTCTTCTCCAAGCAGCTCAAACAGGTGCTGAAACTGCTCAAACTGCTGCAGAACTAGCCCTAGACACCTTTGATGATCGTTTTCTTGGTGTTAAGACCAACTCACCAGCACTAGATAACGATAACAATGCCTTACTAACAGGCGCACTCTACTTTGACTCTACAAGCTCACAGCTTGGTATCTACAATGGTTCAGCCTGGGAATACCCTGCGCTAGAAGCCTCTACTAGTGCTACAGCTGCTGCTGCGAGTGCTACAGCCGCCAACGTTTCAGAAGGGTTAGCAAACAACTATAAAGTAGCTGCTAGTAATAGCGCTACCGCTGCTGCTACCTCTGAAACTAACGCCGCTGGTAGTCAAGTTAGTGCCTTTAATAGCGCAACAACAGCTACACAACAGGCTGCTAACTCTCTTGCTGCCTATAACAACTCAGCCGCTTCTGCTGCTGCCTCTGAGATCAGCGCTCAGAACGCTTCAGACTCAGAAGATGCTGCTGCTATTAGTGCTACTGGGGCTGCTGCTAGTGCAGTAACCGCTACAG